GTGATTGATACTGAGGACGTGATGCCCAAGTTAATAATGCGTCTATGTGCTTTTTATTTACTACATAAGCGGACATTTTAGTTAATCCTTTCTAGTTGATAACCGTTATTGATACATATTTATTTTCAAATTCAAAGCATAGATCAAATGCTTCTGATTCGGTGTACCATCCGCGCATTACAAGAGATACTAAAAATCCCATCCCTGCGCTGTTTAATGCGTGTGCTTCGATTGTACAACCATCCTTAGTAAAACGCGCTTTCTCCATGTTTACTCCATTCTTTTTGTTTGATCGGTTACATTTAGCAGACTGGATTACTTAAACATATCTTCTATCGTGTCAATGGTTACTATGATTATTGGGACCGCAATCATTAGCAATATTACGAGTAGGATTATACCAGCGCCTATGATTGTCATTTCCAGTACTCTTTCTTTGCTACGTTTAGGCTGCCCATAAAATCAGGCTGGCTGTAAAATCTTACCTGGAGTAGTGCGGCCTTGATTAGTTCTATTGTTTGTGGTAGGTCGTTAGCCATTGCACAATCTTTGTTAATGTTCTCGGCCAGCGCTTTGTTTAGCCAGGGGAGCGCACGTTCTAATGCTTCTACTAATTGTTTATCGTTGTCTGTCATTGCGGTTATCCTTTCATAATGTGATCGAGTTCTATTAATGTTTCGTTTAGTGCGCGGTATTTTCCTAACCAGTAGTTAGCATCGTTTCCTATGGGTGGATATGAAACGCCGACCAGTTTATGAGTTATTGCAATTTCATTTATTAGATATTCTCTAAACTCTACTAGCAACAAATCGGTTGATTTTATAATCTTAGCGTCTGTTTTCATTGCGTTTCCTTTCCCGCGTGTACCATGCGCGGCCCGGATTGGATTGATTAGATATTAAAGAAGTTATAAACGCGTGTCAATCCGCAGCCAGTATAACCACACGCCCACACGCAATCACATTCGGGGCAAACAAAGTACAATTTAACAATACCAGTTTCAAGTATAACCTTTACTAGTTTTAACTTTGCGTCATCTTCTTCGCATGTTAGATTGCCGTTATATTCTACCTTGATTGATGTCATTCTCTGTCTGTCCTTTCGGGTGGGTGAGGATTGATTAGAATTGGTGAGCGTGGCACTCACAATAAAATGCTGACCAGTCGCCCATTAATACGCAGTGCTGGCCACGTTCTAACAGGTGACCATAGCGCGTTTGATAATCCCATGTATTCCAGTCGTGACGTTCCTGTGCGTAGGCTGCGATTACTGCCTGCTCTGGTGTGCATGAGTAAACTAATTTAACTTGTGTGGCTAGATTCAAGACTGTGACCATTGTAAAATCCTTTCTATAACTCAACTGATTTCAGGGTTGATCGGCTGCCAGTGACAAGCCAGGTCTTGCAGTCATCCATCCGGAATGCGTCTGGGTATCCGGCTGCCTTGAGTTCGTCAAGTGACAACCTACCAGTGATAGGATAGCTATAAATTCGAGTGACCAGAAGCGGTGTGGCTGCATCTCTGGTCGGTGAAAACTTTACCTTGATTTCGATGATATGATCGGCATAAAAGTGACTGCCTTGTTGCGTGTAATCGGTTAGGTGACTGCCAGTGCTAATTTTCATGGTAAAATCCTTTCGATACGAATAGGCTAATATATCTCGTTGGCTATATACTACCATAATAGACAAAGTCATTTCCTTAATGTTTGATGAGAAAATCCTACTCGATGATATAACGATTACATACTACAATACTATATAATTCTACATTCGGCAGACTGGAATAAACAACAACATATTAACGCTTGAGACAGCAGCAAGCCAACATCACCATCGATTACCATGGTTTAGCTGCTGCGGGCGAAAGCGTTGGACTGTTTGCGACATGCTTATATACGTTTATGCGTATATATCCACTATTCATAATTCATCTGTTGAACATACAATAGAGTACAACACATGAAAAGAGAATTATATCAATCTGATTACAAGTTTAACCATTTAGAGATTGGTCATCCTGATAATCCAAAGCCTTATAGAATATGTGGAGCGCATACCACCAGTGAAAACAGCAAGGGTGACATCTGCCTATTGAAAGCTGGCTATGATACTTATCATCCTGGGACTGGTAGATGTAAGTTTCACGGCGGCAGTAAGCCAATGAGATACGGTAGCGATAGATACATTGGACGGCTGAGGGATCACATCGTAGCAATGGAGAAGGATGATACCAATCCGCTTGACATCCTGCCTGAGCTCCAGGTACAGCGCGTCATGCTGTCTCTAGCATTGGACAAGCTAGATGAGTCACCATTGCAGCCTGGACCAAGAGAGGTGGCACAAATACAAACAGTCGGGAACGTTGGGAGCGACAACGATAGCGATGACGTTAGTGATGGCAATGTGATGATGGTGGGTGGTGGTGGTGTAGTCGGTTATGATGATATGGGTACCTTGGATATTCGCCACGCGGGATTTTCTACATTTTCCGCGTCCAACTCTTCTATCAAACAGGACAATCTTAGCAAGGCGAAGATGCGGTTAGTGCGGACTGAAGATGTGGAACTAGTTAGGGAACTGAGTGCGGATATCGTAAATACGGTAACGAAGATAATAGCGACGAGGAACCAGACGGCGCTAACGAAAGCTGAGATAGTATATTTACTAGCGACGATGAGAGAGGCGATTGGCATGTTTGTGGAGAAAGATAAGCAGGAGGCGTTCGTGAAATATTTGTTAGAGAGGATACCGATAGTGAAGGCAGAGGAAGGGGTTGAGGATGTCTGAGGATGAGGAAGATAGCGATATTGAGATAGCGAGGGGGACGGGGGAATACATGAGGTACTTAGAGGAAGATGATAGTAAGGAATGTTTATGGACGTGGGGAGGATTAATGGAGAACAGTGTTGTGATCTATGATTTCAGAAAGGTGGTGTAGGATGTGTAAATGGTTGAGGTGTAGGATCGGGTATCACTACTTCAGGGTATTAGAGAAAAGGAACGGGTGGGTGATACTGATGTGCAAGAATCCAGGTTGTCAACGGATAGAGTTTCGGAGGATAAATGTGGCAAATCATTAGAGCGGTAGTGCTAGTGATTATGGTAAGTCTGCCGTATATTATATTTGACTACTTGTTGTTGGATCGTAATACGCCGAAGGATAAAAAGTAATGAGAGTATTAGTAGCATGTGAATTCAGCGGGATTGTAAGGGAGGCGTTCAAGGCAAGGGGGCATGATGCGTGGAGTTGTGACCTGTTGCCAACCGAGATACCAGGTAATCATATTCAGGGTGACGTGCTGGATATACTTGGTGACGGTTGGGACTTGATGATAGCGCATCCACCCTGTACGCATTTGGCAGTTAGTGGTGCGCGATGGTTCAAGGATAAATTTGAGGAACAACAGAAGGCATTGGTGTTTGTAGGATTTCTGATGATTTCTCCAATTGAGCGGATAGCAATTGAAAATCCGATTGGTGTCATATCTACCAGAATAAGGAAACCTGACCAGATCATACAACCTTGGCAATTCGGTCATGGAGAGACAAAAGCGACGTGTTTATGGCTGAAGAATTTACCTGAACTTATTCCGACTGACATTGTTGAAGGCAGGGAACAACGGATATGGAAATTACCACCATCAGAAACCCGCTGGAAAGAACGCAGTCGTACCTTTCCTGGAATAGCGAAAGCGATGGCAGAACAATGGGCGGTCTGATCGTCAAAGGTGGTAAGTTGATGGACTTCTCTGCGTTACGAGCGGAGGTGGAGAAGTTGTTACCTGGGAAAGAACTGACCGACCCGAAGTCGAAGATCATGTTCAGACCGCAGCCGAAACAGAACGAGTTGCTACGCGCTTGTGGGGTGCTGGATTGGTTCGAGGGAACTGGACCGCTGCAACCTGCCATAGCAGATTGGATCGGATTTGGTGGTGCTGCCTATGGGGCAAAGACCTATGGATTGATGGGACTTAATCAGATACTAGCCTACGCATACCCTGGAATAAAGATTGGATTGTTTCGTAAGACCTATAAGGAATTTGAGGGAGCGGGATCACCAATCCAATATGCTCACGAAATATACACCGGAACTGCTACATCTCGTAATAGCGGATTAGAGTGGAACTTTGGAGATACGGGTTCGTCATTGTATCTGCATCATTGTGAACACGACCAGGACGTATACACCTATCAAGGGAAATCGTTTGACGTACTGGAATTTGACGAGGCGACACATTTTAGCTGGTTCATTGTGGATACGTTGAAAGCGTGGAACAGGTTGGGTAGTGCGAGTGGGCTGGCTAAACCGTTCTGTATCCTGACGAGCAACCCTGGCAACGTTGGTCACGGTTGGTACATGAAGTTATTTGGACTGGAAGAAATAAAGAACTGGATACGCGGGATATGGTCTACACCGCAAAACTTTATGAACCCGAATGACAGGATAAGCGAGGTGTTCTTTATTCCCGCGTTTATATCGGACAACAAGATAGGTGTTCAGCGTGACCCAGAATACGAAAAGAGATTACGGGAACGTGACCCAGACCTTGCAGATGCGATGATCGATGGGGACTGGACTGTGTTCTCAGGGATGGCGTTCAGGCAATTTGAAAAGGAAACGCACGTAATAAAATATTCGGAGTTACCCTCCGACTTCAAGACGTTCCCAAAATGGCGAGCGGTAGACTGGGGATTTGATGCGCCCTTCTGCTGCTTGTGGGGAGCGCACGACCCTGGTACTGGCAGAGTGTACGTGTATCGGGAAGTGTACGAGGCAGGACTTACCGATGCACAACAAGCGCAAGCGATAGTGATAAACTCACCTGCCGAGGAACACATCAGTATCACCTATGGCGACCCTATCTCATTCAGGACAAGGCACTCGCGTGGTAATCTTAGCTTTACGGCTGCTGATGAGTACATAGAAAATGGAGTGCCGATCTGGAATGCAGACAATGACAGGATAGGAGGCAAGCGCAAGATAGACCAGCGGCTTGCTACTATTCAGGATGGGAAGCCTGGGCTTATGATAGTAGATGGTTGCGTCAATCTAATACGGACACTACCAAAACTATCGAGGTCAAAAACGAATCCTGAGGACGTTGATAAAGACCAGGAGACGCACGCATACGACACCCTTCGATACCTGCTGACAAACGTGGGGATGCACAGCAAGAAACAAGGTGAGGGAAAACAGTCAATCGAATATAACCCGTATCTAAAAATACAGGGAATCTAAGGTGAGTGATTATGTCTGACGAACTCAAATTAGTCAAAGAACACGCCCTTGAATTGGTAATGGCGAATGGCCCGCGCAACAATGTTTACGAGGCCATGGATAAGCTGTACTGGATGAAGTGGGATGAAGAAGATAACGTAACCAAGCAAATACAGAACGTCAAGGTAACTCGCACCCCACGCGCTCGTAATGCGCTGTTGGGAGCGATGCGGTTACTTATCGCTACTGACCCCATCTTCTCCGTACCAAGTGATATTAATAACCCTGATGCGTCACAGAAAGCCGACAAGCTGGAAAAGTTCATCAAGGCGAATTGGTTTGCAAGTGGTCGCGTGGCTGGAACTCCTATTCACTACGATGTCATTCGTAGTGCGCTTTTATATAGCGATATTTACATTGGTGTCAACTCCACCAAAGATATGCTATCCAGGGCAAAAGGTTCGAGCAAAGCACTACAGAACCGGCTGAGAGAGATCAATTCACGTACTCCTGTACTGTACGAGTTATACAATCCAAAGACCTGCTACAGCGAGCGTGACACATTCGGGCTAAAGACGTTCTACCGCAACGTGATAACAACCGCAGGAAGTATCGAAGATACATTTGGTAGTGAAGGAAAGAAAGCGTTACGCTCTCACGAAAGCAAGATAGAGTTCAAGCGCAATCAAACTGTCACACTGAACCAGTATTACGATTTGAAGGATAGGTTTATCTGGTTGACCGGATTTGAAGAGCCGATTGCCGAAGAAGAACACGACCTACCCTGCTTGCCCGTTGCGTGTGCGATTGCAGAGGGCTCTAATCTGTTTAGTAAGCCCGAAGAACAACGCGAACCATTCCTGTATACCGCCTGGAAGTCAGGTGTCATTGACAGGGAGAATTTGATACTCACCGTCATGTATACCATGTTATTCTCGATGGGCGCTAATCCAATGTTCGTGGACTATTTGATCGACCCCGACAATCCTCACCCCGTAGATTACTCTGTGCCAGGCGGAACGGTACACTACCGAGTTGGCGAGGGTAGAGAAGTAATGTCAAAACAGATCATCGACCCTGCCATGATGGAAGGTTGGAATATCGCTAATGACCTGGAGATGCAATCCACGATATACAGACAAGCATTAGGTGAGCCGGTAGCTGGTAGCACCCCCTATTCGTCCTACGCTCTTATGTCACAGTCTGGTAGATTACCCTTGCTGGCGACACAACGGATGGGAAGTAATGTGATCGCAGAGGCTTGTGAGATCGGGTTGAAGATGATAAAGGAAGAAGGCGGTACTGCCAAGGCGCAGTACGACCAGTTCTCAGAAATCATCACCCCTGCCGATATTCCTGACATTGTAGATATAAAGGTAACACTTGAAATCGAGTTACCACAGGATAGGTTACAAATGGCGAATGCTGCTAATATGTTAGCGCAAGGTGATAGCCCGTTGGTTAGCAAGCGATGGACGAGAGAGAACGTATTGAATATCGGACAGTCAAATGATATGGATAAAGAGATATGGGACGAGAATACGTCTAATATATTCTACCGAAGATACGTTATGAAACAACTGGCTGAGTTGGCGCAAATGGAACAGATGGCGATGCAACCACCTCAGTCAATGGCAAGTGGGATGCCTGGTGGTCAGCCGATGCCAGGAATGCAACCAGGAGGGGAAATGCCTATGAACCCCGCGATGGGGGGTATGGGTGCGCCTGCGGCACAGCCGAACTTTGGAACGCCACCCCAACCCATGACCCCTCCTGGTCCTCCCAATGTTGAACCAATGCCACCTGCGCCACCCCTATCACCTAACCTGCAACCGTTGAGGGGAAGAAAATGAGTAGCCTAACGATAGAGGATACCGAATCGAGTTTTCTCAAAGGGAAAGCCGAGTTCGATGAGTGGTTGATGCAGTTCGAGACGCGCTGGTACATGCCACAGATCATTGATATGTTAGGGCAGATTGTGAACACTATTCCAATCGAGAAGAAGCTGCAATCGCCCTATGAAGCCGCGTCATTAGAAAAAGCCTACCGTACCATGCGAGGAGGTTGATATGGCCTGGAGAGGAACACGAAGGATACAAACACGAAGGATACAAACAAGACGCGAAACACCAAGACGAGAAACACCAAGACGCGAAACACCAAGATACCAGGGAAGGAGAACTCCTCCGGTCCAGGATGAACGACAAGAAGCAGTTCAGGCTTATCGGAGGAGAACACCCCCGGCGATTCCTGCACAGACCGTTGCGAGGGAATACAGACCTCCTACGATGGCATATAATCCGTCTTATCGTGTGCAACAGGAATATGCGCCATCTACATTGCCGTGGTACAAGCAGCCAATACCTGCTCCTGCACAGTTGTGGAATAAACTAATGTGGTACTCCGCTGGCGGTGATCGACCTGCGAGTATGGGAGATGTTTATAGACACCCAATGGAACCTGGGTGGGAGTACGACAATCCATACCGAAGTCCAGGAGAAAATCCAAACCTTAGAGTAACAAATCCTGCTGCGGCATCTTACCTTAGACAGTATAGTGCTAATAATTTTAGGGGTAATCCCGCCATTGCATCAGGACAGGCCGGTACGGTAAAACCATCCGAGAAACCATCCAAAAGGAAAGGCTACCACGGTCAAGGAAATGTAAGACGCATTCGCCAGCAGATATACAACAAGGCTCAGGGTGATGAGGCCCAGGGTACCAC